TCTGATGTAATACATGACCGTCGAGTGGTCACGGCCGCAGGCCTTGCCTATGGCCGAGTAGCTCCACCCCAGCGCCAGCAGCCGCCGGTAGACCTCCAGCCGTGGCCGCAGGTGCACGGCGGCCGGAGACCGGCCCACCAGCACGAGCCAAGTCGTCTTGTGGCGGGCTGTGATGTCCGCGCACAGCTCGGCGAGCTGCTCTTGCGTCAGCCTGTAGCGGGACATCCGCTCATCCATCCGGGCACGCCGCGCGGCCTTGTCCGACAGCTTGGCCGCGCGGGCTTGGACGTGTGGCAGGGCGGCGTGCTCGGCCCGCGTGAGCCGTATCCACGCGGTGTCGGTCTTATACAGGATTGGCGGGTCTGCCGGCGGTGCCGGCGGTGCTGGCGGGTCTGCCGGCGGCGCTGGCGGCGCTGGCGGCGCTGGCGGCGCTGCTGCGCCGGGGCGCTGCCCCGTCGCGATCCTGGCCTTGACGGCCGCGTAGTGCGCCGCCCACGCGTGTCGGGCGTCGCTCATGCGCGGCGCTCGGCTAGCATGGCTTGCGCGACGCGCTGGACCGTGCGGCCGTAGATGATACGGCCGTCAGTCGTCACGCCACGCCAGCGCCGGGCTAGCGTGGGCAAGTACCTGACGCGCGCGACATGGCCCGCTAGGCTGCCGTCAGATGCGCGGATCTCGATAATCGGTGTCTGAGTCATTGGTCAGGTGCTCCCACAGTGCTGCGGCGCCGACTAAGGCGAAGGGAATGACAACGAATAGAATGACGGCTATGGCGAGGTGCATCATACGTCCAACTCCTCTTGCCAATATTCGTCCCATGCGGTCTGCGCCAGTTCGGCCCAGTCAACGTCAGCCAAGAAGGCGAGCGCGAAGCCGCGCGCCAAGCCAGGCTGCGCCGCCTCTTCGATGATCTCGCCCACATGGTCTTTCATCCATCCCGCCAGTTCGACGCTGTCGAGCATGTCGAGACACCAGTCGTCGAGGTCAAAGTCTTTAAACACGTCCGTTTTGACGCGCCATGTGCTGTAGTTCGCAAAGCCATTGTGTCTGGTCATGATTGTAGCTCCCGTATCACGCGCCCCCTGGCGCGCTATGAGACGGCCCGTGGGCCGTCCTTAGCGCGTCACGGACAGCCACTGTCGATGTAGTCCCACACGCCGCGCCGCGCTTGCATGTAGTACACGCGGTCGGCGCGGCGTAGCTCAGCGTAACGCTTGCGCGTGATCTTGCGCGTGACTAGCAGGTCACGCAGCTGGCGCTTGCGCGCGGCGATGGTAAATTTGGATGTTCGCATGTTCGTCTCCCGTTGTTGCGTCGCCCCTTGGCGCGCTATGAGCCGCCCCGTGGGGCGGCCTTAGCGCGTCAGAACGGGCGCAGCGCGTACAGGCCCGCAGGCGTGGCGATGTCATAGTAGCCCGCGTGGTCGTCATCTTCCTCGATGCAGAACGCGCGCAGGGTCGTCTCAGCGTACGTCAGCGCCGCCTCGTAGGTCTCAAAGGTGCGCAGCGCAGTCGGCGGCAGTGTCGGAATGCGGCAGTCCATCAGCGTAACCATGTTCGTGCTCCCGTGTTGCGGCGCTCTTGCGCCGGTCTGATTAACTTATCCAATAGCTTGCAAGGCGGTCAATCTTTTTATTGCAGATTAGGCCGTCAGCCATCACGTTTTTGTGATGCATCACGTTCTTGTGATGCATCACGTTCTTGTGACCGCGTCAGGCTGCGGCTGCGTCGGCCACAGGCGCCGCGTCCGGCCATGCGGCCGCCGGGGCGCTCGCCCAGCTGTGGTACGTGGCGTCCGTCCGGTCCCGGATCGGCATCAGCACGCCAATAGCTTGGAAGCCGGTCCCATAGGCGAAGTCAACAACCGCCGGGTTCTCGCCATTGTAGCGCACGATCGGGCTTGTGGTGCGATCGCCGCCCAGCTCTTTACGCGCCTTGGCGAAGTCAGCCAGATAGATAGGGTCATACTGCGCGGGCTTGCCGTCCAGATCCTGAGGGACGACGCGCCGATAATCAGGGAACGTCCCGTCGACGCGTGAGCCGCCGTAGGACTCGCCCGCGTGCTCGAACAGCAGCTTGCCGTCATCGCCGATCGTGAGCGTCGTTTCGTCCAAGGTCTTGAGCTTGATCTTGAGCTTCGCGACCAGGTCGCGTGGCACGATCACTGACGCATGGGCGCCCGTGGCCGCATGTTCGCCGTACGGCTGACGCAGGATGATCATGCGATGGCCATCGGTGGCGGCCATGGTCACGCCATCCGGTGTAAATTCGAGATTGATACCGTTTAGGTAATAGCGCGTCTCCTCGGTCGAGACAGGGATTAGGACGGCACGCAGGGCGCGGATATTGAGTGTGACCTTAAGCATTGTGTGGTTCTCCCGTTTTCGAGCGTAGGCGCTCGCATATGCCAGCGCTGGTGGCGCTGGCATAGACTTGCGTCTGTCAGGCGGCCGCCTGCGCAGGCGCCGGTTCCCATGCGACGCACTGGCGTGCCTCAGATCCGGTTGCGCGGCACTTGCCGCAATAGCCGGAGCGGAACCCGCTCGAGCTTGTGCCTATCCATTGCGCAGGCTTGCCGCATTCGTGGCTGAATGTGCCTGGATTGCTGTTGTGGCACTTGCCGTCGGTTGCGTAGGTGCTCATGTGCTTTGCTCCTGTTTTTGACTTATCCAATATGGGGCCGGACCGCATGACTTGTAAAGTCTTTTTGTGCGGTCCGGCTGACTTTTTTATGGGTTCAGTGCGATAGCGAGGCAGATCACGCCAGCGATAAACGCTGCGGCCGCCAGGGCGTCGAAGATGTCTGAGATGATACGCATGTGATGTTCTCCCGTTTGTCTACGCTCCTAACATAGGCGCGTCGCGTCACCTTGTCAAGCGATCTTTTACAAGATTCTCCAAAAATCGTCTTCTTAGGTCATTTAGACGGCGGATTGGCTATGGATTGTTACGGATTGGCGTAGGGTTTTTGAGGAATCGCCAACCGCTATGTGCCTGTAAACGCAGGGGAAAAGAGGGTTATTAGCTATTGTTTATTATTATATCTTACATTGAAAATTTAAATACGTAATATTACACACACTGCCAGACGTGTGTAATTTTACGATTTCGTAGGGCCAAAGTCTAGGCACTCGAAATAATGCCTAGATGACCAATCGCCCTCGACTCGGCACCGCGCAACATGCCTCGACGTGTCCTAGCGCTTGCAAGCGTAATTTTACGATGCTATAACTGCAATGCGATTGGCAATGCCAAAAGCGCCCAAACTAGATTGGCCATTTGGGCCACGCAAAAGAGGAATGCCAAAAATGCCAATGCTCCAAACTGTCGCGACCGCATTTTGCGAAACACCAACGCACGTCGTCGAGATGCTGTCGCCCCTGGCGATAACACCCCGCCAGTTCATGGCGCTTAAATCGCAGGCGCTGCAATTCCTGCCTGCGACGTTCGCGATACAGCAGCGGATGCCGCGTAGCGCGACGACGCTTCTAATCGCCTGCGATGCCGGCAAGTACGTCGTCAAGGTGAACAACAGGGCACGCGTCAAGAACGCGACGGCCGTCTGACGCCAGCTCGACGCGCTCGACGCGCTCGACGCGCTCGATCGCCTGCCCGATCGCCTGCCCGATCGCCTGCCCGATCGCCTGCCCGATCGCCTGCCCGATCGCCTGCCGGAGGCCGCTCGATCGCCAGCGCCTGAGCATGTTGCAGTGCGGCATGGCGGGGGGGGAGGCCCCGGCCGCGCCGGTCATCGGTCACGAAGGGTTTGCACAAACTTTTTTTTTAATTTAAAAATGACGGATGACCTGGCACTCCATTCCTCACGAACCGCGCAAACTGACCGCGACCGAGGCGCGGCTGGACGCAATCTATGACGCCGCCCGTCGCGGGCTTAAAGGCGACACGCTCGCCTTGGCGTCCGGCTTGCTGCCTACCGAGTACCGGCAACTCTGCCAATTCGACCCGCTCGCGGAGCTGGCCGAACTCAAGGGGCGCGCGGATGGCGAGATGGAGTTGTCGGGCCTCCTGCATGACGCCGCCCGTGGCGGAGACGCGAAGGCGGCGCTTGAGATTCTGAAGCACGTCCACGGCTGGGTCGCGAAGCAGCAGATCAGCGTGGATGTCGAGCAGCGCATCAGCATCACGGGCGCGCTTGAGATGGCGCAGACGCGAGTGCTTGAGGGCCTGTACACCGTCATTGAGGATGCGTATCTTGCGGATGACGATCTACACGGCAAAAAGATACCTATGGAGCAGTTAAATGGCGGACGCTAACGCAATGGCCCAATTTGCAACGCCTGCTTACGCGGCCATAACTGATCTTGATAAATACAAAGGTTTAAGCAGCGACAACACCGAACTTAAAACCGATTTTAAACCGTTAAATTTTGACGCTTTATTTCGGTCTGGCGCGTTTAGGGTTACGCATCGGGGGCTGGACGACGGTTACGACCCAGACCCATCAAAAGGGTTTTCGCTTGTGTCGGCGTTTAACGACGCCGCTGGCGAAAGAACGCGAAAATGGAAAGACAACCCAACGGCGCACAATGTTGTACGAGAAATGTTTACAGAACGCCCTATGGACATCGGCGCGCATAAATATTTGCAGATCCTTCAATCTGCTAGAGATTTAGGCATACCAGACGAACAGATATTTATGCAGCCCGGCAAACGCTGATGCAGACGACGCAGTACAGCTCGGACGAAGAGATGCTCTTGATGAGCCAGCTCTGGTCCAAACAGATCAAGGACGACCCGCTGGCGTTCGTCCTGTTTTCGTTCCCATGGGCGCAGAAGGGGACGCCGCTTGAGCACTTCACCGGCCCGCGCAAGTGGCAGCGCGAGGTGCTGCGCGAGCTAGGCGAGTCGATCAAGGCCAACGACGGCAAGATCGACTTTAACACGTTCCGCATGGCGACCTCGTCCGGGCGCGGTATCGGCAAGTCGGCGCTGGTGAGTTGGCTGGTCATCTGGATGCTGAGCACGCGCATCGGCGGATCGGTGATTGTGTCGGCCAACTCGGAAGCGCAGCTCCGGTCGGTCACATGGGCGGAGATCACCAAGTGGCTCAGCATGTCCTTGAACAGCCACTGGTTCGAGGTCAGCGCCACACGGCTGATGCCGGCCAAGTGGTTGACCGAGCTGGTCGAGCGCGACCTCAGGATGGGCACGCGCTACTGGGGCGTCGAAGGGCGGCTGTGGTCTGCTGAGAACCCCGACTCGTACGCGGGCGTGCACAACATGGCGGGCGTCATGCTGGTGTTTGACGAGGCGTCGGGCATCGACGACGCCATCTGGTCGGTCGCGGCGGGGTTCTTCACGGAGAACACGCCCAACCGCTTCTGGCTGGCGTTCTCCAACCCGCGCCGCAACAGCGGGTACTTCTACGAGTGCTTCAACTCCAAGCGGGACTTCTGGCGCAACAAGATTGTGGACGCCCGGTCGGTCGAGGGGACCGACAAGCAGGTCTACCAACAGATCATCGACGAGTACGGCGCAAATAGCAGCCAAGCGCACGTCGAGGTGTACGGCCAGTTCCCGAACGCCTCGGATGACCAGTTCATCGGGTCGGTCACGGTAGACGAGGCGATGAAACGCGAGCGGGCCAAGGACCTGTCGGCACCCATTGTGATCGGCGTGGACCCGGCGCGGTTCGGGTCCGACAGCACGGTCATCGCCGTGCGGCAGGGCCGCGACATCATCGCGATCAAGCGGCACAAGGGCGACGACACCATGGAGACCGTGGGACGGGTCATAGAGGCCATCGAGGAGTACAAGCCAGCCATGGTCGTCGTGGACGAGGGAGGGCTGGGGGCGGGCGTCGTAGACCGCCTGAAGGAGCAACGGTACAAGATCAGGGGCGTGAACTTCGGAACGAAGTCGAAGAACCCGCTCATGTGGGGCAACAAGCGCGCCGAGATGTGGGGCGAGATGCGCGAGTGGCTCAAGACGGCCAGCATCCCGAACGACCGCTACCTGAAGAGCGACCTCATCGGGCCTATGATGAAGCCCGACAGCCGGGGTACGATCTTCTTGGAGAGCAAGAAGGACATGAAGTCGAGGGGGCTGGCGTCTCCCGACGCGGCGGACGCCATCGCGGTGACGTTTGCGTTTCCGGTGGCCCGGCGCGAGGCCATTGACCGCAACCCGCGCAGAGGGTACTCTGCCGCTGGAATTTCAACTTCTTGGCTTGGAGCCTGACATGGCTAACACAAAACCAATCGGCGTCGCGTTCGAAGACCAGAACATCATCGGCGCGGATAACATCTCTTCGGCGAGCATTCTTGGCTACACCGCCGCCGCGCAGGGTACGGTCACGCAGGCCACTAGCAAGTCAACCGGCGTCACGTTGAACAAGTCGGCTGGTCAGATCACCCTGAACGGTGCTTCGCTGGCCGCAACGACAACGGTGACGTTTACGCTGACAAACTCACTGTTGAGCGCCAACGACATCGTCATCTTGAGCATCGCAAGCGGGGGCACGGCTGGCGCGTACAACGCGTATGTCAGCGGTCTGGCTGCGGGTTCGGTTGTGCTTGCGCTGCGCAACGTCACGGCTGGCGCGCTGGCGGAAGCCGTCGTGCTGAACTTTGCTATCCTCCACTGCTCGTAACCAACCATGCCGCTGGTCAAGTCGTCCTCCAAAGGTGCCTTCCGCAGCAACGTCAAAGCGGAAGTGGCGGCGGGTAAGCCGCTAAAACAGGCATTGGCCATCGCGTACTCAACCAAGCGCGCGGCGGAAGCCCCGAAAGCAAAGCCTACGGCCAAAAAGGGCAAATAATGGCTGCGAACGACGTAGAAGCTGCCGGTAAGGTCTCCGAAGCTGACGACCACGACCGTCTGGCGACTATGCGCTCGCGGTTTACGATGGCGTTGTCGGCCTACTCGGACAGTCGCGAGGACGAGCTGGACGACCTGCGCTTTATGGCGGGGTCGCCCGACAACCAGTGGCAGTGGCCCGCCGACGTGCTGGCAACCCGTGGCTCCGTACAGGGCCAGACGATCAACGCGCGGCCGTGCCTGACGATCAACAAGCTGCCGCAGCACGTCCGTCAAGTGACGAACGAGCAGCGCCAGAACCGGCCAACCGGCAAGGTCATCCCGGCGGACGACAAGGCCGACGTGGCCGTGGCGGAAATCTTCGATGGCATGGTGCGGCACATCGAGTACATCTCGGACGCCGACGTGGCCTACGACACCGCCTGCGACAACCAGGTCACTTACGGCGAGGGCTACATCCGCCTGCTGACGGAATACTGCCGCGAGGATAGCTTCGATCAAGATCTGAAGATCGGCCGCGTCAGGAACTCGTTTTCGGTCTACATGGACCCGACAATCCAAGATCCGTGCGGTTCGGACGCCAACTGGTGCTTCCTGACGGAAGACCTGACTAAAGAAGAATACGAGCGCATGTTCCCGAACGCCTCGCCGGTCAGCTCCATGATGTCGCAGGGCGTGGGCGACCAGTCGTTAGCCCAGTGGCTCAGCGAGGACACGGTTCGCATAGCGGAATACTTCTACATCGAGCACAAGTCGGCCAAGCTCAACCTGTACCCGGACAATGTAACCGCCATCGACGGCACGCCGCAGGACAAGCAGCTCAAGCTGATGTTCCAGAAGCCGATACGCAGCCGGAATGTCGATAAGAAGCAGGTAAAATGGCTTAAAACTAACGGTTTTGAGGTTTTGCAGGAGCAAGATTGGGCCGGAAAGTGGATTCCGGTCATCCGCGTTGTGGGAAACGAGTGGGAAGTGGACGGGCAGCTCTACGTGTCCGGTCTGGTGCGCAACGCCAAGGACGCGCAGCGCATGTACAACTACTGGGTGAGCCAGGAAGCCGAAATGCTGGCTCTGGCCCCCAAAGCGCCGTTTATTGGCTACGGCGGGCAGTTTGAAGGCTACGAAAACCAGTGGAAGACGGCCAATACGACCAATTGGCCCTACCTTGAGGTTAATCCCGATGTCACAGACGGTGCAGGACAGGTACTACCGTTGCCTGCGCGTGCTGCACCGCCGCTCGCTCAGACTGGCCTTATACAGGCTAAGATGGGTGCTTCGGACGACATCAAGTCTACCACGGGTCAGTACGACAGTTCACTTGGCGCGTCCAGCAACGAACGGTCAGGCCGAGCCATTCTGGCTCGTGAAAAACAAGGCGATACGGGTACGTATCACTACGTAGACAACCTCTCGCGGGCCATCCGCTACGTCACGCGGCAGCTCGTGGACATAATTCCTAAAATCTACGATACAGAGCGTGTCGCGCGCATCGTCGGCCTTGACGGCGAAGTCGGCATGGTCAAGGTCAACCCACAGCAGCCGGAGCCTGTCAAGTCCATCATGGACCAGACGGGCATCGTGATGGAGAAGGTCTACAACCTGTCGGTCGGTGTGTACGACGTGTGCGTCACGACCGGGCCGGGCTACATGACCAAGCGTCAAGAGGCGCTGGACGCCATGTCGATGCTGCTCCAGTCGAACCCGGACCTCTGGAAGGTCGCTGGCGACCTGTTCATCAAGAACATGGACTGGCCGGGCGCGCAGG